TATAGATCATTAAACGTTCCAGTAAATAGATTAGAGCAAGAAGCGCAATTCTCACTTGGACGTTCTACTGAAATTTCAAGAGATGAAGTTAAATTCCAGAAATTTATTAATCGCCTTCGTAAAAAATTCTCTTGGTTATTCTTAGATCTCCTTAAGACTCAATTACTTCTAAAAGGTATTATTACTGAGTCTGATTGGAGAAGCATTAGAGAAAATATTTCTGTTGACTTTATTCGTGATTCATATTTCTCGGAATTAAAAGAAGCAGAAATTATTAGAGAAAGATTAGAACTACTCGCTCAATTAGATGAGTATGTTGGTAATTATTACTCTAAAGAGTGGGTTCAAAAGAATATTCTCAGACAATCTGACGAGGATATAGATATGATGACAAAACAAATTGATGCAGAAAGAGCGGCTGGTAAAATTCCAGATGAAGACGATCTTGAAATCTAATTTATTATAAATATATCAAAAGGTGAATAAATGACTGAAACAATTGATTTAATTAACGCATTAGCAAATGGTAAAACATCTGATGCTAATAATACATTTAATAATTTAATGGCAAGTAAATTAAATGTAGCTATTGATGCTAAAAAGATTGAAATTGCTAATGATACATATAATGGTGTAACAAACAATTTAGAACAGGAAATTGGAAACAATGAAGTTCAAGGAACTGAGACAAACACTGACGTTGAGTGAAGCTTCTGAAAAAGAAGTTAAGTCGCTTAAAGTCGGTAAGAAATCTAAAGCTGTTATTAAGCAGAAGGGTTCCAAGTTTTCTGTTTATATCGATGGCGATTTGCTAGACGATAAATATAAAAATGCTAAAGAAGCAGAAAAGGCCGCAAAGGAATTTGCGGATCTTATGGGAGCATAATTAAATGAAGCTTATTACAGAACTTTATGAAGATAATCTAAGCTATGTTACCGAAGAAAAGAACGGTAAAAAGAATACCATCATTGAAGGTATCTTTATGCAGGCTGAGTCTAAAAATAGAAACGGCCGTGTTTATCCTCGCGGAGTAATGGAATCAGCCGTAAATAAATATGTTACAGAACAGGTTAGTCGTGGTAGAGCTGTGGGTGAACTAAATCACCCTGAAGGACCTACAATTAATCTGGATAAAGTTTCTCATCGTATTACCGAACTTAAGTGGGATGGTAATAATGTGATGGGGAAAGCACTTGTACTAGATACTCCTATGGGACAGATTGTAAAAGGTCTTGTCGAAGGCGGTGTTCAGTTGGGTGTTTCAAGTCGTGGTATGGGTACTCTTGTAAACCGTAACGGGGTAAATGTCGTAGGCAATGATTTCATTCTTGCGACAGTGGACATTGTCCAAGATCCCTCAGCACCAGAAGCTTTCGTTAATGGGATTATGGAAGGCGTGGAATGGATCTGGGAAAATGGTCTGTTACAAAAACAAGAGATTGAAAAATATGAGACTGAAATCAAGCGTGCATCTTCATCCCAATTGGCCGAAAGCCAATTGAAGGTGTGGAACGATTTCCTCTCAAAACTTTAACTCTCAATCAAGGAGTAAAATATGTCTGAAGAGACCAAAGTAGAAGAGTTGGATCTCATTGAAGATGTTACTGAAGTAGAACTCCAAGATGATAACCTCGAAGAAACAGTTGAAGTTGAGAACGAGGAAAGCATCGCGGAAGATGCCGAAGTTGAAGAAGTAGCTGAAGAAGTAGTAGCTGAAGAAGCTATTGAAGAAGCAGCAGCTCCTAAAACTAAGGCTGGTATTATTAATGCCATGTACTCAGAAATGTCCAAGATGAAAAAAGCCGACTTACAAGCCGCTTACGAAAGTATGATGGGTAAAGATGACGAAGACGGCGATGACGACGATGACGATGATGAAGAAGAAATGAAAGAAACAAAAGGTAAAGTAAAAGAGTCATATGACTTTGAAGCTGACCTTGATGCCTTAGTATCTTCTGATGATTCTTTGTCTGAAGGATTCCAGGAAAAAGCAGCAACAATCTTTGAAGCAGCCGTAAAAAGCAAAGTTTCAGCTGAGATTGATCGTTTAGAAGATGAGTATACTCAAAATCTAGAAGAAGAAACTGCTGGTATTCGCAACGAATTAGTAGAAAAAGTAGATGGTTACTTAAACTACGTTGTAGAAAACTGGATGGAAGAAAATCGTGTAGCAGTTGAAAATGGTTTACGCACTGAAATTGCAGAATCATTTATGGATGCGCTGAAAGGTGTATTTACTGAGCATTACATCACTGTACCAGAATCAAAAGTTGATATGGTAGATGATCTTGCTGAGCAAGTACAAGAGCTTGAAGGCCAACTAACAAAAGCTACTGAAGATAATATTCGTTTGAGCGAATCAGTATCGGATTTTCGTCGTGCAGAAATCTTAGCAGAAGCATCCAAAGACTTAGCAGTAACTGAAGCTGAAAAGCTTAAGGCACTTGCTGAAGATGTAGATTTTGAAGATGCAGAAACTTTCGCAAGAAAAGTATCTACATTGAAAGAATCTTATTTTGCTAAACCCGTAACAGAAAATGTAGAAGCTGCTGAAGTATCTATGAATGCTGATAACACTGAAGAAGTTACGTTATCACCAATCATGGAAAGATATTCCGCCGCTCTTGCAAAATCAGTAAAATAAAAATATCCCATTAGGAGAAAACAACAATGTTTAATGCAGAAAATGCATCTCAAAAATGGCAGCCGATCCTCGAGAACGCTGCGATTCCAGAGATCAAAGACAACTACCGTAAGTCCGTAACTGCGGTACTTCTCGAAAACCAAGAAAAAGCAATGCGCGAAGAGCGTGCCGCTTTCGGTATGGTTAACGAAACAGCTGCTAACGCAACTGGTGCCGGCATCGATACTTTCGATCCAGTACTTATCTCACTTGTACGTCGTGCAATGCCTAACCTTATGGCATATGATGTAGCTGGTGTTCAGCCAATGTCCGGCCCAACAGGCTTGATCTTTGCAATGAAATCACGTTACAGCACTAAAGCTGGCGCAGAAGCTCTTTTCGGTGAAGCAGATACATCTCACTCTGGTGCAGGTTCACACGCTGGTGCGTCCGATTCATTGGGTTCATACGGTACAGATACTACTCCAGCCGATGACATCGAAGATTCATTCGCAACTGGTACTGGTATGACTACTGCAGCTGTTGAAGCACTTGGTAACACAGGTGGCAACTTCGGCGAAATGGCTTTCTCAATCGAGAAAACATCAGTAACTGCAAAATCACGTGCGCTCAAAGCTGAGTACACAATGGAACTTGCACAAGACTTGAAAGCAATTCACGGTCTTGATGCAGAATCAGAATTGGCAAACATCTTGTCAGCTGAGATCCTTGCAGAAATCAACCGCGAAGTAATTCGTACAATCAACGTAAAAGCTAAGCTTGGCGCACAAACATCTAACACTGCTGTAAACGGCGTATTTGATGTTGACGGTGACTCAGACGGTCGTTGGTCAGTAGAGAAGTTCAAAGGTTTGATCATGCAGATCGAACGTGAAGCTAACACAATCGCTCGTGAAACACGTCGCGGTAAAGGTAACTTCATCATCTGTTCCTCAGACGTTGCTTCTGCTCTAGCAGCAGCAGGCATGTTGGACTACACTCCAGCACTTGCAGCTAACTTGAACGTAGATGACACAGGTAACACATTTGCTGGTGTTCTTAACGGTCGCACAAAAGTATACATCGATCCATATGCAACACAGGATTATGTAAACGTAGGTTACCGTGGCTCAAACCCATACGATGCAGGTCTCTTCTATGCGCCATATGTTCCATTAACAATGGTTCGTGCAGTTGGTGAAGAAGACTTCCAGCCACGTATCGGCTTCAAAACTCGCTACGGCATGGTTGCTAACCCATTTGCAACCGGCGCTGGTTCAAGCGAAACTGGTACAGATCGTGCTAACCAGTACTACCGTATCTTTGCTGTTACAAACATCTTAGGTGCATAATAAAAAGAGTAGGATTTAACCTACCGACTTTAAGGGGCTCTTCGGAGCCCCTTTTTTTATCATATAAATAATGATATAATCTAACATTAGAGAGAACGATTATGGCATATACTAATGAAATTAACTATTCTACGGAACCTACTTCTACTCTTGTAGAAAATATTAGCTTTGCAAATCCTTCAAGTTTTCGTTTAGTGATTGATAATCTTAAATATCCAAATGCTCAATATACAGTTCAATTAGCTTCTATTCCTGATATGTCAGTTGATGGCGCGCCTATGAATACGCCAAAAAGAAATATTCTTGTTTCTGCTGATAAAATTGTATATGCACCGTTGCAACTTACGTTTATTGTAGATGAAAACTTTACCAACTATAAAGAAATTCATGATTGGATGTTTGGTATGGTTGGACAAGACGATTTTGGAGTTCGTAAAACACGTGATCTTACATTGATCATATATAATTCTAGTAATAACGTAGTACAAGAAATTCAGTTTGCTGATGCTCATCCAACAAGTTTATCTTCACTACCGTTTGAAACTACAGGCGAAGCAGTAAACTATCTAACAGCAGTAGCGGAATTTAATTACAGTTATTATAAATTCTTATAAAGGTGAAACTATATTATGCTAAATCTTGATGAAATTTTTAAAATGTGGGCCAAGGATTCTGAGATTGATGATCTTAGACTTGATGAAGCTTCAAAGAAAAGTGCATCACTTCACGCAAAATATCTAGAAATGCTTTCTGTATCTAAGCTTCAACTAAAGCGAAAAGATATGGAATTTAAAGTGTTGCTTAAAAATAAGTGGTTATGGTATAATGGCAAGATGCAAAAAGACGAAATCGACCGTCTTGGTTGGGAATACGATGCATTGAATGGATTGAAAGTTTTAAAAGGTGAAATGGATTATTATTATAATTCAGATCCTCATATTCAAGAAATGCAAGCAAAAATCGATTACCTTAAAACATTAATTGAGACTCTGGAAGAGATCATAAATAATATTCGTTGGAGACATTCAACTATTAAAAATATGATTGATTGGAGAAGGTTTGAAAGTGGCGGATGAGCGACCTTAAAATACATAATAAAAATCATGCTTTCCTACATATTGAATGTGAACCATCTGTTGCCAATGAGCTTTCAGATTTTTTTACGTTCTATGTTCCTGGTTATAAATTTATGCCATCATATAAGAATAAAATATGGGATGGAAAAATTCGCTTATATGATGTACGTAAAAAAGAGCTACCGGCTGGCTTGTACAAATACGTAGAAGAATTTGCGAATACACCTGGACGTGATTATAAAATTGCTTTAGAGCATAGTAATTATTATGGATTAGCTGGATCTAAAGTTGATGTTGATATGTCATTCATGAAAGATATGACTATTACATCTAGAGGAAAAGAGATTGAACCTCGTGATTACCAATTAAACGCTATTGAACAGGGGTTAACTAATAAACGTAGTTTGCTTATTTCGCCAACAGCATCTGGTAAATCACTTATCATTTATTCTCTTATTCGTTGGTATCTTGAAAATTATGATAAGAAGGTAATTATTGTTGTTCCTACCACGTCATTGGTAGAACAGATGTATAAAGATTTTGGCGATTATTCTGAATTTGACGATGGCTTTGATGTAGAACAACTTTGCCATAAGATTTATTCTGGAAGAGAAAAGATTTTTGACCAAAAAATTGTTATCACAACTTGGCAATCTGTATATAAAATGCCAGGACACTGGTTTGAAGATTATGGTATGGTTATTGGTGATGAAGCACATACCTTCAAAGCAAAAAGTCTTACTAGCATTCTTTCAAAGTGTAGAGAAGCTGAGTTTAGATTTGGTACTACAGGCACTCTTGATGGTACTAATACTCATAAACTTGTTCTTGAAGGCTACTTTGGACCTGCATATTACGTGACTACAACAAAAAGTCTTATGGATGAAGGGTCCTTATCTTCATTAGATATTTCTGTTCTATTGATGAAATATTCTGATGCTGAGTGTAAGCTTATAAATAAAGTTAAGTACCAAGAAGAAATAAACTTTATTGTTGGTCATGAAAAAAGAAATAGTTTTATCTCAAATTTAGCTCTTGATCAAGATGGTAATACATTAGTACTTTTCCAATTAGTTGAAAAGCACGGCAAACCATTGTATGATATGATTAAGAGTAGAGCTCACTCTAGAAGAAAAATCTTTTTTGTTTCCGGTGCTACTGATGTAGATACAAGAGAGCAAGTTAGATCTATTACTGAAAAGGAAAAGAATGCTATTATTGTTGCAAGCCTTGGTACCTTTAGTACTGGTATCAATATTCGGAATTTGCATAATATCGTGTTCGCTAGTCCGAGTAAATCACAAATCAAAGTTTTACAATCAATCGGCCGAGGATTGAGAAAATCTGAAGATGGTAGAGAAACAAAGTTGTATGATATTGCAGATGACTTACATTGGAAAAGCAATAAGAACTATACACTGAATCATGCAGCTGAACGCATTAAAATTTATACTAAAGAAAAATTCAAATATAAAATTTATGAGATAACGTTATGACAGAACAAGAAGATCCACTAGATGATATGAATATACAACACATAAAGTTATCTGATGGGGGCGAAATAATTGCATATATAAATACAACTGAAGGTGCTTCAATTATTGTTGAAAGACCTATGAATTTAAATCTTGTAACTACGGCTAATGGATATGATACTTATTTCTTTACAAAATATTTCCCATTTGCAAAAGACAATTTGGTTAAGTTGAACTCGCGAAATGTAATTTCTGCGAGTGAAGTTACTACTGAAATAAAAGAAAAGTACGTGAGAGCTACTATTAGAAATGAGATTGAAAGTAATGAAGATTTAAATACTAACTTAGATGATGGTTCTGATGAAGACATGAATCTAAATTTTATGGAATCACCATCTAAGAAGTTACATTAGAGATAGTATATCCCCCTCTCTCACCGGACTCTATTAATTATACCACAGTTTTCACAATCTGTAAACCCCTAAAATGCATTTTTATGAAAATAAATTCATAAAAAAGTAGTGTACATTTCCTTAGAATTAGTTTATAATATAACTAATAATATATGCTAGGAGTATATCATGGCTAAAATCAAACCAAAAGATAAACCACATTATGTCAACAATAGAGAATTCTCTTATAAAGTTGTTGAATATGTCTCATCAGTAAATAAAGCCCAAGCGGAAGGTCAAGCACTTCCAGTTGTTACTGATTATATTGCAACTTGTTTTCTCAAGATTGCCGAAGGCTTGTCTCACAAATCTAATTTTATTCGATACACATACCGTGAAGAAATGGTAATGGATGCTGTTGAGAATTGCTTGAAAGCTATTATGAATTATAACATAGAAGCAGCAACTCGTACAGGTAATCCTAATGCTTTTGCATACTTTACACAAATTTGCTATTATGCATTTTTACGTCGTATTGCAAAAGAAAAGAAACAACAAGACATTAAATTTAAATGGATTGAAAAAGCTTCTATTGATGAGTTTATGGCAGCTGGTATGGATGGTGATAGTGATACCAGTCGTTATTTTGTAGACCAATTGCGCTCTCGTATTGATAAAGTAAAAGATACAGATAGTCAATTGAAAGAATTTGCGAAAGAAGAAAAAGTAAAAGCTAAAAACGCTAAAGGTATTGAATTGTTTATGGGAGAGTGACATGGGACTTAAAGATAAGTTTATTAAATTTTGTGAACTACAAAAAGCAGCAAATCTTGAAAGAAGCTTAAAAGGTCCTGAAAGCCGAGATACTATTACTGCATATGATAGAGCTAACCAGCTCAAACGTGAAATCCTTGAGGAACTAGATGAAAATAGCAATCATTAACGACACTCACTGCGGTGTTCGTAATTCATCAGAAATCTTTTTAAATTATCAAGAAAAATTTTATAAAGAAATATTTTTTCCATATTTGAAAGAACATGGAATTACTCAAATTCTTCATTTGGGTGATTATTACGACCATCGCAAATTTATTAATTTTAAAGCACAAAATTCAAATCGTAAAACTTTCTTAGATGTTCTTAAGAAAGAAGGTATTCATATGGATATTATTCCAGGAAACCACGATGTTTTCTATAAGAATACTAATGATTTGACATCTCTGAAAGAACTCTTAGGTTACTATACTTCTAATGTGAATATCATTATGAAGCCAAAAGTACTTGATTATGATGGTTTGAATATTGCAGTAGTCCCTTGGATTAATTCAGAAAACTATGCTGAATCGATCGATTTTATTAAGAAGTGCAATGCACCAATTCTTGGAGCTCACTTAGAATTGATTGGTTTTGATATGATGAAAGGTATGCCAAATACTCATGGTATGACTTCAGAAATTTTTGAACGTTTTGAATTGGTAATGTCTGGGCATTTCCATACAAAATCTAATCAAGGACATATTCATTATCTTGGTACTCAAATGGAGTTTACATGGTCTGATTGTGATGACCCTAAGTACTTCCACATTCTTGATACTGAAACACGTGAACTTACGCCAGTTCGTAATCCTTATACTATTTTCGAAAAAGTGTTTTACAATGACGAGAAAATAGATTATAATAGTTATGATACGTCAAATTTAAAAGATAAGTTTGTAAAAGTAGTGGTAGTCAAAAAGACTGATCCATTTATGTTTGATAGACTTATTGATCGTATTCAAAATGAAGATATTCATGAACTAAAAATTGCTGAAACGTTTGAAGAGTTTACTGGTGAAAACGTTGGCGATGAATCTATTTCTGTTGAAGATACTACTGAACTTTTGGATTCATATGTTGAAGCAGTTGAAACTGACCTTGATAAAGGTCGTATTAAAAACTTAATGAGAACGCTCTATGTAGAAGCTCAAAGCATGGAAATAGTATGATCGTTTTTGAAAAAATTCGTTGGAAAAACTTTCTGTCGACAGGTAATGACTTTACAGAAGTACAACTAGATAAATCACCAACTACATTAATTGTTGGTCAAAATGGTGCAGGAAAGAGTACTCTTCTTGATGCTCTTTCCTTTGCTTTGTTTGGTAAACCACACCGCAATATCAATAAACCACAACTAGTAAATACAATTAATGGTAAGAATACCGAAGTTGATGTTGAGTTTAGAATTGGCTCTCATAAGTTTGTTGTAAAACGTGGTATTAAACCAACTAAATTTGAAATCTGGCAAAATGGCAATATGATTAACCAATCATCTGCTGCTAAAGATTATCAAAAATTCTTAGAGCAAAATATTCTAAAGTTGAATCATAAATCGTTCCATCAAATCGTGGTTCTTGGTTCTTCTTCTTTTATTCCCTTTATGCAACTACCTGCTGGCCATCGTAGAGATGTGATCGAAGATTTGTTGGATATTGGTGTATTTTCTAAAATGAATTTAATTCTTCGAGATAAAGACTCAAAATTAAAAGAAGAAATTAACAATATTACATATGAATATGACCTAAACAAAGAAAAGATTGCTCTTCAGAAAAAATATATTCGTGATATTACGGAGTTGAATGATGAGCAAATTGAAAAGAAAACAGATCAAGTTGACGCAAACCAAGATGAAATCGAAGAGCTTAACTTGGTCAACGAAGAATTTTCGAAAGAGATTGAAGAGCTCCAACAAGGTCTTGCTGAAGACCTCAAAAAAGCCCACGATAAAAAACAATCACTTTCTCAGTTTACATTCCAATTTCAATCTAAGATCAAAGACGTTGTTAAGGACGCAAAGTTCTATGAAGAGAACGATGTCTGTCCAACATGTTCCCAAAGTATTGGTGATGATCTTCGACACGAAAAATTGTCCACTGCCAAGTCCAAGGCCCAAGAACTTAACACCGCAATTTCTGATGCAACTGCCCAGTTTACTACTGTGGAAGAAACTATTGAACGGCTCAATGGAATTGCAGAGCAAGTTAGAGAGAAGACATCAACTATATCAACTAACAATTCTGCAATCACCAGGCTCCAAAGACAAATACACGATCTTGAGACTGAGATAGATTCACTAAGGGGTTCTACTGGCGATTTAGCAAAAGCTAATTCAGAATTGTCAGAACTACAAGAAGCGCGCAACGTATTATCTGAAGAAAAGCTAAAACTAATTGATGCTAAATCATATAACCAAGCAGCTTCAGAAATGTTGAAAGATACTGGAATTAAAACAAAAGTAATCAAGCAATATTTGCCAGTAATGAATAACTTGGTGAATAAATATTTGCAAGTACTAGATTTCTTTGTATCATTTAATTTGGATGAAAGTTTTAATGAAACAATCAAATCCCGCCATAGGGACTCATTTAATTATGCAAGCTTTAGTGAAGGTGAAAAACAAAGAATTGATTTGGCTTTACTTTTCACGTGGAGGCAAATTGCTAGAATGAAAAACTCAACATCTACGAATTTACTAATTCTAGATGAAACATTTGATTCGTCTCTAGATCATGATGGTATTGATAACCTAATGAAGATCCTTTATACTCTTGATGATCAAGCAACGAATGTATTTGTTATTTCCCACAAAGGTGATTTATTAGATGGTAAGTTTAGAAGCAAGATTGAATTTATCAAAGAACATAATTTTAGTAAGATGAGAGCATAATGAATTTAGCAGATTATAATAATCCTTTATTGACTTCACCCTTGGAGTTTATTGAGAACCCAAAAGAAAATCTTGAAGGCCTTCGAGAAATGTCAAAGCAAATGTACGCTCTTGTGAAACAATTTGGAGGTGCTGGTTTATCAGCAAATCAAATTGGTATCAACAAAAGGATGTTTGTAGTAAAATATGGTGATTACGAACAAACATTTATTAATCCAAAAATCACTTGGTTTTCAGATCAAAAGATTGTTCTTGAAGAAGGTTGTCTAACATTTCCAGGTGTATTCATTGGTGTAAAAAGACCTGATGCTTGTAGAGTAACATTTATAGATGCTGATGGAAATGAGCATGAAGAAATGCTTTTTACTGGTATTTCTAACAGAATCATTCAGCATGAATACGATCATATGGAAGGTAAGTTCTATTACGACCATATTTCTAAGATGCAAATGAATCGCTTGAAGAAAAAAATGAAAAAAAAGTTAGGCATTGATCTTAAGTGATTGATTTCTAAGGAAATCTTTTTTTAAAAAAAGTGCACAAAGTTGTGTACATTATCTCTGGTTATGGTATAATATACTTAATAAATGGAGAAATGGCATGGCTACACAATCTAAATCTATCTTAGCAAAGCTGCTGGCTAATGAAAATATTGATGTTCAATATGGCAATTACCAGACAGCTTTCTTTGACGTTGAAAAACGTGTTCTTGGTCTTCCACTCTGGAAAGATGTTTCTAAAAATCTTACTGACCTTTTGATTGGTCATGAAGTTGGTCATGCGCTTTTTACTCCAGCTGATGGATGGCATGACTCTGCAACTACTATTCCTGGTTGCCCTCGTTCTTATGTGAACGTTGTAGAAGACATTCGTATTGAGAAAAAGATCCAAACTAAGTATCCTGGACTTGTTCGCTGTTTCAAACTTGGTTATAAAGATCTTTTCGATAAAGATTTCTTTGGCACTAAAGATCGTGCTATTGAATCATATTCTTTGATTGATCGTATCAATATTAAAGCAAAACTTCGTGATTTAGTTGAAGTTCCTTTCTCTGCTGAAGAGCAACCTCTAGTTAATATGGCATTCAAAGTAGATACTTGGGAAGATGTTATAGAAGCATGTAAAGCTTTATACGAGTATATGAAAGAAAATGCGGAGGAGCAGAAAAATGATAATGATTCGCAAAATGATGATGTCGATCAGAATGAAGATCTTGGAGATACGAGGGATGATCTACCTATGTCAGGCGAACAGAACTCTATCAAAGATGGAGAAGAAACTAAAGCTTCAAAAGAATCAGAAGCAGAAGACAAAGTAGAAGAAAGTTCATCTACTAAAACTGCAGCTGGTGACACCTCTCCTGAAAAAGTAGAAACTGATGAAGTTTTTCGTTCAATGGAAAACCAATTGCTTGATCAAGATGAGCATGGCCGTCAACCAGTTTATATGAAGCATATCACTCGTCGTCAATTTAATGATATGTTATTTACATATGATCAAGTTCTAATATCTCGTGCTGCTACTGGTTATAATATTGAAGTTGAAGAAAAAGACTATAGAGCTTTTATTGACGAAACTAAGAAAGTAACCAATCTTCTTGCAAAAGAGTTTGAAATGCGTAAAGCCGCCTTTCGTACTCGTCGAGCTCAATCAGCTCGTTCAGGTTCTTTAGATGTAAATAAGCTTTATAACTATAAATTTACTGATGATATTTTTGCTCGTGTAACTAATCTCGCAGATGCAAAATCTCATGGTATGGTTATGATGATTGATTTCTCTGGTTCTATGGGAGACATCTTGGGTGGAACATTAAAGCAAGTTTTAAATCTTTCAATGTTTTGTAAAAAGGTAAACATTCCTTTTGAAGTCTATGGTTTCACTGGTGGTGATTCTGCTGGACGTCAATATGGTTATGTTGGTGAAGCAGAGATAGATCATCGTAGTCAACGAGTATTTGAATTGCTTTCTTCTAAAATGAAAAAAGAAGTTTATGAAGACGCATTCAAATCTTTGTGGAAACGCTCTCTTGATGATTACGGCTGGGGTTATATTTCAGAAGTAGAACACTTTGGCGGAACTCCATTGAATGAAGCTTTGATGGCTTCTAAGTACATTATTGAAGATTTCAAAGCTAAAAATCCAGTACAGAAAGTAAACTTTGTTCTTCTTTCAGATGGTGATGGACATAATGTTCGTGTGAATACTTCTGAATATGTTCGTTATAGCGGTGAAGCTATTATTAATATTAGAGGTAAACTACATAAACTAACTCGTCAATCACGTAAAGTAACATCTTTCTTGTTGAATCAGCTTCGTAGTATGGATGTTACTACAGTTGGCTTCTTCCTTGCTCAACGAGCATATGATTTCAATGGAGCTATTTGGAAAAACTCTAATAGCTATATTAACTACGAAGAATTGAAAGATCTTCGCAAAAAATATAATAAGCAAAAGTTCTTAAGCATGGATAACGTATCAGGTTTTGATCGTTACTTTGTAGTCAAGTCAGATCGTAAATCGATTGATACAGATACTGAAGAACTTGAAATTGATGAAAATGCGTCAAAAGCTCAGATTGCTAAAGCTTTTAAGAAGTACTCTTCTTCTAAGAAAGGTAATAGAGTTCTATCAGCAAAATTTGCAGAAATAATTGCATAAAAATGAAAATAACTGTGTACATTCACTGAGAAGTATGGTAGAATATACTTATAAATGATGATGATGTGGAGACTATATTATGATTAATGAACGTGAACTACTGGTAGAATTGGCTCGTCAATATCCTAACCGTACCGACTTCAAACCGGATGAAGTTATCGAAGTAGGTAAATCTCTTGGTATGAAAGCTAGCCCAGTTTATAAATACATTACGTCGCAACCAAAGGTAAAGCGTGGTGTTTATAGCCTTACTGCGCAAGTTGTCCCTTTCAAACAAGAAGAGGTGAATAAGCCTATGACATCAGTTTCTTCTGTTGTTAACGACGAAGTTTTTGTGCCTCAAAAAGAAGATACATATGTTGTCTGGGGTAACTTCAAGGATGTTGAAAAAATCATCCAATCTAGAATTTTCTATCCAACTTATATTACCGGTCTTTCTGGTAATGGTAAAACCATGATGGCAGAGCAAGCTTGTGCTCGAGCCAATCGTGAATACGTACGAGTTCAAATAACTCCTGAGACAGATGAAGATGATCTGATCGGTGGATTCCGCCTCGTTAATGGTGAAACAGTCTTTGCAAAAGGACCAGTCATCAAAGCAATGGAACGTGGCGCTATTCTCCTCATCGATGAAATCGATCGTGGATCAAATAAAATCATGTGTCTACAAGGAGTGCTCGAGGGTAAACCCGTTCTCATCAAGAAAACTGGTGAGGTTGTTTCTCCTTCAAATGGGTTTAATGTGATTGCTACAGCAAATACTAAAGGTAAAGGCTCGGATGATGGTCGCTTTATTGCAGCAACTATTATCGATGAAGCTTTCCTTGAGCGCTTTACAATCACCCTCGAGCAACCCTATCCTACATCTTCAATTGAGCGCAAAATTGTAATGAAGCACATGGAAAAATATAATTGTGTTGATAAAGAATTTGCTGATCTGTTGACTGTATGGAGTGAAACAATTCGCAAAACGTTTGAAGATGATGGTGTAGATGAAATCATTTCTACTCGTCGTCTTTGTCATATTGTTCAAAGCTTTTCAATTTTTAATGATCGTCAAAAAGCAATTGAACTTTGTGTAAATCGTTTTGACGAAGATACTAAAGAGGCCTTCATTGATTTATATACGAAGGTTGATGTTCAACCCACCATCGAAGAAACACTTGGATCTGATGTTTCCTTAGATGATATTTTATCGGATGCTTTAAAAAATGATTGATTATAAATTTAACGAAGGTAACTTGATTGCAGAATTTCAAGAGTATATTGACTCTACATATAAGGGTCATTATGCTACTAATAAGTTTCAATCAACTGAAGTAATTATTGAACGTGGTCATGGTACTGGTTTCTGTATGGGTAACGTTGATAAGTACTCAAATCGATATGGAAAAAAGGGTTCTCGCGAAGATGCCCGAAAAGATCTGATGAAGGTTCTTCATTATGCTCTTATCCAGTTATACATTCATGATACTGAAACTGCAAAAGAGCAGACTTTGGATATTCCAGATGATCTAACAATTGATTTATCAAATACTGATACTATTTCACTATCTACTATGTACAATACAGATGATATGTATTATAATAGTAGTATGGATAGCGTTACTGTAGATTTTGATAGTAATGTGACTACATTAACCTATGGAAACTCAATTGATGATGCTACTCCAGAAGAGTGGGACCAAGCCTCTAAAAAAGCTTACAAAGGAAAGCCTAAAAAATGAAACTAAGTGAACAAACCCTTTCAACATTGAAGAACTTTGCTGGTATTAATTCTAATGTTGTATTGAATCCAGGTAGTGTTGTGAAAACAATGTCTGAATCAAAAACCATTATGTCCTCAGCTACTATTTCTGAAGATATTCCAGCACAGATTGGTATTTACGATCTAAATGAATTCCTTGGTGTTGTCAATATGTTTGACAATCCTGATCTATTATTTGATAATGAATTCAAATCTGTTCGAGTAACTGAAGGCAAACGTGCTGTTAAGTATTTCTTTTCAGAACCTTCAATTTTGACTACACCAAGTAAAGATGTTGTAATGCCACCTTGTGATGTTACATTTACTCTTACTGCTGAAGATATGTCAAATATTCGTCGAGCAGCTAGTGCACTTGGAGTTACAGATTGCGTAATTAAGTGTGAACCAGGAATGACTCCTCAATTGATCGTAACTGATACTAAGGACTCTACATCTAACTCTTATGAGATTGATCTAGATGAATCAGTTGGTAATGGTGCAACATGCAAATTTGTTTTCAATATTGGTAATTTCAAATTTGTAAACGATGATTATGATGTTTCAATTTCTAGTAAACTAATTTCTAACTTTAAAGCAAAGAATGCTCAGATTGAATACTGGGTAGCTCTTGAAAAGAACTCAACCTTTGGAGAATAATATGAGTGAAAAACCTGATGTAGGTCTCAGCGTAGATGACTTGGTGAATGCGTTGCGCGTAATTAATACCGCAACTGAACGTGGCGCCTTTAAGGCAAATGAACTATCTCTAGTTGGACAAGTATATGACAAATTCGCAACTTTTGTACGAGCAGCTCAAGAAGAAGCAAAAGCACAACAACCTCAAGATGGAGAATCTGCTGAAGATGGTAGTGAATAATCCAACTGAACGTGAAACAATTGTAAATGCTCTAAAGGAATGGTCTAACTCGGCGGTTCGCGTAGAAGCAGAAAAAGATCTTCAAAAGAATATTATCGAAGATCTAGCTGACAAAGTAGATATTGAAAAAAAGTATCTAAATAAACTTGCAACAATGTTTCATAAACAAAATTTTGCGCAATTTCAACAAGAACGTGAGGAAATTGAAGAATTGTATGAATCAATCACTTCATAGTGTACAAATCAGTCTAATTGTTATATAATATATCTACTAAATCATGGAGTAAGTGAATGTCTGATTTTCTATGGGTTGAAAAATACCGTCCTCGTACTGTTGAACAAGCTATCCTTCCTTTATCCCTCAAGGAAACATTTCGGCAGATTATTACTACAGGTGAATTGCCCAACATGCTTTTCACTGGTACTGCCGGTGTAGGTAAGACCACCATTGCTCGAGCTTTGTGTAATGAGCTTGACCTAGATTATATTCTAGTTAATGGTTCGGAAGAGGGAAACATTGACACCTTGCGGAATAAAGTGAAACAGTTTGCCTCCACTGTTTCACTTCATGGTGGATATAAGGTAGTCATTCTTGATGAAGCTGATTATCTTAATCCACAATCAACTCAGCCAGCCCTTCGTGGTTTTATTGAAGAGTTTGCGAATAATTGTCGATTCATCTTGACATGTAACTTTAAAAATCGTATTATCGAGCCTCTCCACTCTCGTTGCTCGGTTTATGAATTTGCTATTCCAAACGATCAAAAACCCGAATTGGCTGGCCAATTTTTTAAGCGCGCTACTGAAATTCTACAAAAAGAAAATATAAAATTTGTTCCAGACGCTGTAGCACAATTGATTACCAAACACTTTCCAGATTGGCGTCGTGTTCTAAATGAAATGCAACGTTATTCTGTGTCTGGTAAAATTGATGCAGGAATGCTTGTAGATCTAAATGATACCAATATCAAAACTCTTATGGCTTCTCTGAAAAGCAAAGATTTCAAATCGATGCGTCAGTGGGTTGTAAATAATATTGATACTGAACCACAAGCAATCTTTCGCAAGCTATATGATTCTATGAATGAATATATAGTACCACAGTCAATTCCTCAACTAGTTTTGATCTTGGCTGACTATCAATATAAAAATGCTTTTGTAGCAGATCACGAACTTAATGTGGTTGCTTGTATGACAGAAGTTATGGCAAATGTGGAGTTTCAATAATGCTAACGATGTATTCAAAAAACAATTGTCCCTATTGTGTTAAACTGAAAAATCAACTTACATCTTGGAATGTTGAATTTAATGAAGTAAACATTGAACAAGATAAAGATTCAAAAAACTTTGTTGTTGAACAGGGGCATCGTACTGTTCCAATTCTCTATAATGGTTTAGAACATATTAAACATGAAGGTTTGACTAAAGAAAAACTTCAGCAAATCATTGGTGGTTTCTAATTATAGAAATAAGGTGCTTATATTATGAACTTCTTTGATTACCTCAATTCAATTAACTATTCTAAAAAAGACATTATGGTTGACGATATTGCAGAGGATGAATATAATCCTTTTATGGTCAACCGCGGTCTTTCTTATTTCCAAGATACTATTCTCTATGCAAATGAGATGAATAAGTATCATAACCTTGACAATCGTCTTCAATTTGATTTTCTTATAAATATTGTTAGAAAGCGTAAACGTTTCAGTAAGTGGGCAAAAAACACTGATCCGGATGCTTTAAGTGTAGTGAAAGAATATTATGGCTATAGTAATGAAAAAGCCCGCCAAGTTCTTTCTCTACTTTCTAATGAACAAATAAATGAATTGAAAAAGAGGATGTTCAAAGGTGGAAAATAATAACCAAGAAATTCATGACTGGTCTCCAGCAGCTATGCTGGAAATCACATTGAACGAGCCTGATGACTTTTTGAAAGTAAGAGAAACATTAACTCGTATCGGTGTAGCTTCTCGCAAAGATCGTAAGTTATATCAGTCGTGTCACATTTTGCACAAGCAAGGTAGATACTTTATTGTGCATTTTAAAGAGCTATTCTTGCTCGACTCAAAACCTTCTAATTTGACTGAAAATGATATTCAGCGTCGTAATACTATTGCGACTCTTTTGTCAGACTGGGGTTTGATTTCTGTTGTAAAATCAGAAGAAGCTGCTAATGTTGCTCCTTTACGACAGATCAAAGTTATTTCTCATAAAGAAAAAGGCCAATGGGAATTATGTCCCAAATATAATATTGGCAATAGCTAAAAAAACTGTTTACAATTGGCCAGTATTGTTGTATAATATACTTAGAAATTGGAGAAATGTTATGAAAAAAACTATTATAGCACTTACTGCTATGGCTACAATCTTTGTATCTGGATGCGCAAATGCTGGCCCACAACGTCCAGGCGGTTATCAGCAAGCATATGGTACTGTTACCTCTGTAACAGAAAACTGGGTATGGCAACAAACCCGTGTTCCATATGAATCATGCACTACTGTAAGAGTCCCGCGCATTGGATACTACGATAATGGTGGTGCAACTGGTGGAGATGTTCTTGGCGGTATGATTATTGGTGGATTGCTCGGTAAAGGCGTAAGTGGTAATGACCGCGGTGCTGCTGCCGGTGCTATTTTAGGCGGAATAATTTCTGCTGATAATAATCGTGGTAATAGAGTTCAAACTCGTGAATATCATGAAGAACTTCGTTGTGTAACTAATTATGAAACTGCTCAAGAAATGGTGCAGGCTGGATATTCAGTAGACTATATGTATCAAGGCCATCTTTATACTCTTAAAACACTAAAGAGTAGGTATAGAGTTGGTGATAAAATTAAACTGAATATCAGAGTAGACCCAATTAATTAATAAAAGTCTTATAAATAAAATTGAGATGCGGATAATCCGGTCTCATACTGTTCTTGCTTGAAAAAGGAGAAAAACAATGACAGGCGTAAAACAACTATTTCCACGTTCATCTTTCGTGGGTTTCGATCATCTTTTAAACGAACTCGATCAAGTAGCAACTCATGCTAACGATCATTATCCCCCTCATAACATTATTAGAACTGGTGAAAATGATTATCTCATTGAGCTTGCGGTAGCAGGTTTCTCTCGTGATGAGTTATCAATCGAAGTAAAAGATCGAACTCTTTCAGTAACTGGAAATCATATTTCTAAAGGTAGAGAATTTATTCATCGCGGCATTTCAACAAAGAAATTTAAGCGAACCTTTAGGCTGTCTGAGCACGTACAAGTGCACGGAGCAGATCTAGTGGATGGTATCCTTGCGGTAGAACTGAAGGTAATCGTCCCAGAAGAAATGCGTCCTCGTAAAATTTCAATTGGAAAAAACGAGGGTCAAAATGACACAACACATACTAACAATCAACAACTACTTACAGAATCCGATTGAGGGTCTTGTAAGTTATATTAAATCTGTACGTAAATCTTATGTATGGGCAAAACAAGTTAGACAAACAATTAAAGAACTTAATCAATTGTCTAATAAAGAGCTTCAGGATATTGGTATCTCACGTGGAGATATCTATGCAGTAGCAACAGGCGATCCATCTCTGAAAAGAGGAGTCAACTAATGACTGCGATTGCAATGAACTATGTAGTAAATCCTTTCGCTAACTTTGGTCGTGCATTTATGCGATCATGCGAAATCATTGGTTACTCTAGAGCTGCCGCCGCCTTGGCAAATCAAGGGTTACACGAAGAAGCTAAAAAGTGTATGCTAGAAATAGCTAAGCTTAAAAAGTAAGGGTCACTACTTAATAAGTGCGCGGGAGGCCACGGTTAGCCTCCCATCTATTTTACAAGGAT